ATTCCGGGCCCAATTTAATTTTGCTAGATTGTATAAAAGGAAGATGGGAATTTCCAGAATTACGTAGGCGTGCGCTTGCTAATTATAAGTATTGGGATCCAGAAACTGTTCTTATTGAAGCAAAAGCAGCAGGGCTACCTCTTACTTACGAACTCAGAGCTATGGATATTCCAGTCGTTAATTTCACTCCATCTAAAGGAAATGATAAACACGCCAGAGTGAATTCAGTTGCACCTTTATTTGAATCTGGTATGATATGGGCGCCGACACAGAAATTTGCAGACGAAGTAATAGAAGAGTGCGCGGCTTTTCCGCATGGCGATCATGACGATTTGGTAGATAGTATGACGCAGGCAGTTATGAGATTCAGGCAAGGTGGATTAATACGACATCCTGAAGATTATAAAGATCCAAAAAAAGTGGATCAAAAACAAGTGTATTATGGGTAGAACATGGCAAAATTTAAAAAAATTACTACAGAAGAACTTGATCGCCTTTACAAAAAGTTTGTAGACGCTTTTTCAAAAGATAAACAAGGTATCATGGATACCAATGTTGCTAAGATGATGACTCGTAAAGAAGCGGGTAATTTTCCATCTATAGGTTCGCGAATGACGAACCCTGCTAATTTAGATCAATATGCTGTTCCTAATATTTCAGCCGAGAAACGTTTCTTTAAATTAAAAGAATACGAAAGAGATCTTTTAAACGAACTTATTAGAGCTAGAAAATACATGAAGGAAGGAAATATTGTTCTTCCTCAAGGTAGCGATTTCTATAAAAATTTTGAATATAATATGGATCTTTTAACTTCAGTTCAAAAGACTAACGCGACGGCTGAAGCTAAGTTCTTAAAAGAAGGAAGAAATTTAAATAAAATTTTAGAAACGGAACAAAGCGCTGTTAAGAAAAGTGACACGTATAGTGAAATGTCTTCTATTGAAAATGAATTACAGAGTGTTAAGAAAAAAGCAGAAGAACTTAAAAAAATGGCAGACGACCTGGTAGATATGAGTGCTCCCAAAGACGAAGTTTTAGATATGGCACTTAAAGGAATTCGTACTCAAAGAGATGGAACGTATAGAGCGATTGCTCGTCAGATCCTGCTCCGCGATCCGCGGTTAAGGCTTCCTGAAAACATAAGAAAGTCTCTTGATAATTTTGAAGATTTAAATCCAAGTACACGAAAATCAGCAAATGATCCTATTGAAGTAATGAGAAAGTACTATGGAGAAAACATGCAATATTTAGACGAATGGATGGACGACGCGGTTAATGCTTTTCCACAATGGGAAAATGCTGTGGAAGCGGCTGATGCTGCTTTAGTTAAGATCAGTGGATTAAAACCCAAACCCGAAGTGACTAAAGGTTTAAGTGAATCCTTACAAGATATTGTCAAACCTCTCGATGAACCTAAGGACCTATTTTCTGCGGACGGCACACTTAATAAAGATGAAGTTTTAAAATCCGTAATAGATTCAGAAGATATAACTGGAGGTAAAGGTAAGTTTTTCGATGTTAACGAAACGGGGCCCGCGGACCTTGAAGCTAAGTTCTTTGACAAGTCAGGCAAGATGAAGGAAGAAGGACAAGGTATTGTAGAAAAAGGTCTTGAAGGATTAGAGAAAACAAATGATATTGAAAAAGCGGTTTCAAATGTTGAACAAAATTTCGCTTCAGGCGATTTGAAATATAACGCTGATGTCTTAGCTGATGAACTAGCTTTACAAAGAGGTTTAATTAAAGAAGGCCAAGATCTCACTGATTTAGATCAAAGAGATGGTATGGCTTTATATGATGAAGCTTATAGCTGGTTATCCAATCAATTCATGAAAGCTAGAAGAGCTAAAAAAGAGTATGAAGCTCAACAAGCTAAACCTAAAAAAGATAATGTACAAAGCATCTATGCATCGCAAAAAGAATTTGATGAGGACTTATATTCTATTACTCAAAACTTAATTAAAAATGATCCGAGGTTTAATATTGAGATAGCCAAAGATTTTTATAACCCAGGAGCAAAAACCTATGGTTGGACGCCTGATGGTGATAAAAGCAAATTACTTAATGTCGACCAAAGACAAAAAGTATTAGATAGAATTAGAGATGTCCTAAAAGACGAGGAATACATGCAACGATTTGGTGGAGACTTTGATTTCAGTGAAATCTCGGATGAGATCTTTGTTATTCCCAGAGACAAGAAACCTAAATAATGGCTAAAGATTTAATTTTTAAAACCGACGGAACGTTTGACTTTGGAGACTCCAAGTCTTTAAGCACTCGATTTAATTTGGCTGAACTTAAGATGGGCGGAAGAGTAGGATTTAAGAGAGGAAAATCTGAAGCATTACTTATAAGAGATAAAGCAGCTAACGCTCTTAAAAAAGTTATTGATGCTGGTGATTTCTTAGAATTTAGAAAATTAGCTGAAGAGATTGATGTTCCTGCTACAACTTTAAGAAGAGTATATGATGAATTGTTTGCAGGTCAAGGAGTTATAAAAAGAACTAGAGACGCGAACAAAATTATTGATAAAATAATTCAAACCGGTGAAACCAATCCAGATAAAATTAAAAAAATAGCAAAAGAAACCTATAAAGTTAATATAGGGGATCGCGCTATCAAAACAGCCACTAATATGGCTACAGATCTTTCTTTAGCAGAGTACGAAGACATATTTAGAAAAATGGCTGCCGATAGAACGTATGAACCCCCTATAGATATAAGTGCAAAAGGAAAAGGATTAACTGCTAATTATATAAAAGCGAAAGCCAATGTAAAAAATGAAATTCCCAATCTTCAAACTTTATTGAATCAAAATATTTCTAAAAGAAAAAAGATAAAAGAAATGAAAAAAATAGCAGACGATCCAGATTTAAAAACTAAATATCTCGTTAAAAAACAAATGATTCGAGATAAAAAAAGATTTTTAGAAGCAGGTAAGATTGGATTAAGTAAAGCAGATTTAGCTTTAAATTCAAACCAAAGAACTTTAATAAAATCAGCTAATGAATTAATCAATTCAAACCCTGACGCTCTTTTAAAAGATAAAAATCTTTTAAATAAAATCTCTTGGAGAGTGGATGGTAACGGAAACCTATATCAATCTAAACCTGATCTAAGCGCCGTTTTAGATCCTAAAAGTGATTCAAGATTTTTTCATTTATCTCATAGTCGAAGAGCAGGATTAGGAACGCAGCTTACCGATGCACCGGTAAATAGATTTGCCACTACTTTTAATTTTAATAATGAATTTATAAAAGACGCTGAGAATTTTATTGAAAAAAATCCTGATCACCCAAACGTTACAAAAATACTTAAAAAAGCTAAAGAATTAAAAATAACATTAAGACCGAATGTTCCATTAGGAACTTTTAAAAATGCATCAGGTAATTCAGTAAGATATGTGGGGTATACACAAAATATAAACAAACCTATCGAAAAAATTAAAACAGTCATAGATGAATTTATGCCAAAATCTTTATTAAAAGAATGGAAACCAGTGGCTAAAAAGACAATTAAAAATGTAGCGGGTAAATTTCTTTATCCAGCGATGGCAGTTAATCAAATGGCGTTTGGAGATAAATATAAAACTTGGGATGGCCCCGGTATTTTATCTGATTTTCCTTTAACACCAGGAGAAGATGTTAAACAAACAAATGAGTTGTTGGGAATGATTGGAGATAAATTAAACATGGCTGAAGGTGGTTCCGTTGAACCACGAATTCCGTACCGTGATGGAACGAGCGTAGCTCCTAATCCACCTCAAGAAAAAAGCTGGGAAGATACTACAGCTGAGTGGGATAAAACATTAAGTGCTGGAGGATTTAATAACGACAAACCTATGTATCAAAAATTTGGTGACATGGTGGATGCTGAAAGTTTAGCTTTGTATTATCCTGCCTTACTTAATGAAGCCGGTCTTAACGTTGCAGATTTTGCAACACGTTTGCCTAAGGTAGCCAAATATATTTTTGAAGATGTACTGACAACACCTGTGGGAACAAATATTAATAGTATTGATACAGATAATTCTGGAATCCATAAAGCCTGGACTGAAATTACTAGACCCTATGAATGGTCTAAAAAAGTTCCTTATGGTTATGGAGAAGATGGTATTGTAACATTAGATGATCTTATTAAAAATAGAGAAGCTAAAATGAAAGCAGATGGTAAATCGGACTGGCCGGTGATAGCGGGTAAGAATATACAACTCGGTGCTGAGTTAGTCGCTCCTATTTTTCCAGGATTAAAAGCAGCAACGTCTGTTGCTAAAAGTTTAAAAAATTCAGGTACACAATTTTTAGATGGTATTATGTCTCAAAAAGGAATGAACACTAATGTTATTGATGAAGCTTTAACAGCCAAAGGAATGGGTAGAAGAGATTTTAATAAAATAGTTGCAACGTCAGGTTTGTTGGTTGCTTTAAAAGCAGCAGGATTATCTGATGTGTTTAAAGTGACTCCTATTAAACCTACGACAGCAGGAATTAAAGTTTTAAGAGAAACATCAACTAATATGCCTGCATGGTTTCCTCAGTTTATAGATAAAATTTCAGCTAAAATGATTTATGAAGGTGATGGTATTTCAAAATATGTAGGAACAGCGGATGAGTTGCCAGGTGTAGTGGTTACTAAAAATGGAGAGAACTGGACCGTTGGTGGAAAAAATGAATACGGACAAGATTTTGAATTAAACTATGAAGCTCCTGGATATATCGATGTCGGCGCTGAAGGCGGAAGTCCAGTTTTTTATAAAGGAGACTTTACCGCTAACGACACGGTTCCTCAGGGTTTTGGTAGAATGGAAGATGTAGATTATGATGGCGCCTTATTAGAAGAAGTTGATGATGTTTTAGGTGGCACAAGACAATTAGAAGAATTTGCTACAGGCAAAGAAGTAAAAACTCCTACTCGTGGTGAGAATAGAGCAACTGAAGCTGAGATGAAAGCTGATCATGATGCTGATATGTACCAAGAACAACAAGAACCAGGTTATTGGGATGAATAAGATACAAAGACCTAAACCAGGAAAAGTGGTTAAACTAACAACAACCATTCCTCCTTTAAAAGGACCTGTTCCACAAGGATTGCCTTATGGAAAAGAAAATGATATAAAAATGAGTGGATTAAAAAATGGCAGAACAAGACGATAAAAAATTTTCGCCTATTGAAAAGGCATTACCTAATATTCAAAACTTAGATTTGGATAAAGAAGATGTTGCGGTTGAACAAGAGATTGTTGTCGAAGGACAAGAACAACTCGATGGCGAACCTCAAATTACAGAAACCGCTGATGGCGGTGTAGAAGTTAACTTTGATCCTAATCAAGTTAACCCACAAAATCCTGAAGACCCCAATGCTAATCTAGCAGAATCTTTACCTGAAAATGTTTTAGGACCTTTAGGATCTGATCTATACGAAAAACAGAATGATTATAAAATGTCTCGTAAGGATTGGGAAGAGACTTACATTAAAGGATTAGATTTATTAGGATTCAAATATCAAAACAGAACACAACCATTCCAAGGTTCCTCAGGTGCAACGCACCCGGTTCTTGCAGAAGCGGTTACACAGTTTCAAGCATTAGCTTATAAAGAATTATTACCAGCAGATGGTCCTGTTAGAACTCAAGTGATGGGAGTTCCAACACCTCAAAAAGATCAACAATCAAAACGTGTTAAAAATTACATGAATTATATGTTGATGAATAAAATGAAAGGTTATGATGAAGACTTTGATCAGATGCTTTTCTATTTACCTTTAGCTGGATCTACGTTTAAAAAAGTTTACTATGATGCGATTAAAGGAGAAGCTGTTTCAAAATTTGTTCCAGCCGATGATCTTTTAGTCCCCTACTCAGCAACAAGCTTAGAAGATGCAGATTGTATTATTCATGTCGTTAAGATGTCTGCTAATGAAATTAAAAAACAACAAGTCGCTGGTTTCTATAAAGATGTAGAACTAGGCGCACCGTTTTACTTTAATGATCCTCTAACTGAAAAAGAGAGAGACATTGAAGGAATGAAAAAATCTAAACCCGATGATATTTACACTCTGTATGAGTGCCACACGAATTTGGACCTGGAAGGCTTCGAAGACACTAATCCACAAACTGGAGAACCGACAGGGATCAAACTACCCTACATCGTTACCATCGATGCAGGAAGCCGTACAGTTCTTTCAATACGAAGGAACTTTGCGCCCAACGATCCTACTAAAAGTAAAATCAAATATTTTGTCCATTTCAAATTTCTGCCTGGACTAGGATTTTACGGACTAGGATTAATACACATGATTGGCGGATTGAGTCGTACTGCAACAGTCGCTCTCCGCCAATTATTAGATGCTGGTACACTATCTAATTTACCAGCCGGATTTAAAATGAGAGGTATTAGAATAAGAGATGATGCCGCTCCACTTCAACCGGGAGAATGGAGAGACGTAGATGCTCCTGGTGGAAACTTAAAAGATTCATTTATGAATTTGCCGTACAAAGAACCTTCTCCAGTTCTGTTTCAATTAATGGGAACAGTTGTAGCGGCAGGACAACGATTTGCATCTATCGCCGACATGCAAGTAGGCGATGGAAATCAAGGAGCTGCTGTAGGAACTACAGTTGCTTTATTAGAACGAGGCTCAAGAGTAATGAGTGCAATTCATAAAAGATTGTATTCTTCTTTAAAAGAAGAGTTTTCGTTACTTGCAAAAATATTTGGTCAATATCTACCACCTGAATATCCTTACGATGTTGTGGGTGCACAGAGAACGATCAAAGCAGCAGATTTTGACGATAGGGTTGATATTCTTCCAGTTGCAGATCCTAATATATTTAGTCAGACGCAACGAATAAGTATGGCTCAAACTGAATTACAGTTAGCTATGTCAAACCCACAAATGCATAACTTATACGAAGCATATCGTACAATGTATTCGGCATTGGGAGTGAAAGACATCGATAGAGTTTTACCACCTCCTCCGCCACCGCAACCAAAAGATCCAGCAATAGAGCATATTGATGCTTTAGCGCAAAAACCTTTTCAAGCGTTTATGGGCCAGGATCATAGAGCACACGTAAGTGCGCACTTACATTTTATGGCCTTGAATATGGTACGTAATAATCCTACCGTCATGGCTGCTGTAGAAAAAAATATTTTAGAACACATTAGTTTAATGGCTGCTGAACAAGTTCAAATGGAATTTAAAGAAGAGCTACAACAGATTCAACAATTACAAATGATGTCTAAACAAAATCCACAAATGGCTCAACAGCTTCAGCCTCAGATTGTTCAAATCACTCAACAGATTGAAGCACGTAAAGCTATTTTAATTGCTGAATTTATGGAAGAATTTATGAAGGAAGAAAAAACTATTACTTCTCAATTCGACCATGACCCATTATTAAAACTTAAATCTAGAGAAGTTGATTTAAAAGCAATGGATACTCAAAGAAAAGAAGAAGAGATGGTTCAGCGTAAAAACCTTGAAAATGCTAAATTAGTATCTAGAGAAGGTATTGAAGGAGATAAACTAGATCAAAACGAAGATTTAGCTCATTTAAGAGCAGATACTGCTTTGACCAAACAAACAATGTCTGATAGAGTTAAATTAGATGTTGCTAATATGAAACGTAGGGACGTCAATACATTAAAAGGACCAAAATCCTAGGAGGAAAAATGGTAGAAAAAAACAAAAGCAAAGAACCTAAGATTACAGTAGGAATAGGAATTGCTAAAGATGGTTTACCAACAGGTGGTAAAGAAATCGAAGCAACTAATCCAAATGAATCTCAAGTGGTTCAAGTTAGAGGCACAAGTAGAA